ATACCAATCTAAATTGGATTTGTGTTGCATTTGGTGACTGTGCTTCGATGTAATAATCATTGGCACTGTAGGCTCCACCACCGCCATCAAATCTTTGGTAGATGTATTGATATGATGAAGTTAATTCGTAATTGCCTAGCGAACCTGATGCACTACCGCTTCCGCCTGATGCTGTTGTGCCGTGTGCTTTGAAGTCAACATTACCAGCGCCTGATAACATAGTGTTCCAACTGCTGTCTTTTGAACTACCACCTGACACTGAACTCGTCAATCTTATAAATCCTCCTTGATTAAAGAAATATCTTCTTGCGTCAGCACTGCCAAATGTTACATCTAATACTAAAGTGATGTCTCCGTTCCAACTGCCTCTTGTTCTTGATGACGCACTTGTAATCACTTGCTGTCCACCAGCAACTGTTAATCTGTTTGTGCTTATGTTAAGTGCTAATGCTTCGTATTGATCCCAACCAGAATAGTTAACGCCGTCAGTGTCTTTGACAAGATCACCTGCACTAACCTGTTGTAATTGGTTACTTGCTGGATTGCCACCATTTTGGTGTTTGTAACATTTTCTGATGTCTTCGTAGATGGAATTAATTTGCGTTGCTTGAATTATGTCACCTGTTGAAATACTTGAACTGGTTGCAGATTGACCATAGCCACTATCACCAGATCCTGTTTCTAAAACATTTGTAATTGATTGTCTTAATGTGTTGTATCTTGTTGCTGTAACTAAAGCCATTATTGCTCCTTCTAGTTATTTACCAGGCGCAATACTACCTCAACAAGTTTCGTGGATTCTTCTGAATTCGATTCTAGGGCAAAACCAATTTGTTCGCCATTTGCGTCTGTTGTTCCAAAACCGCCACCGTTTGCATATACTCTTTCGCCTTTGGAAATAGCACCTTTTACCAAAACTGGTACTCTACCAACAAAAGCAACTGCTTGACCTTCAGCGTCTTTGTTCATTAAAAATCCTGGATTTTCAGATATTACTCCAAGTACTGGATCACCTGCTTCAACTGATCTTGCTTCTGCATCTCCGCCAATTGATACTATTGTTCCCACTGGGTATTCTTGATCTGTTTTGTAAATCTCTGCCAAGTCAGCATAATTTGCCTGCGTTGCTCTACCACTGAAAGTGGTTGCCGCTATTGTGTTTGTTGCGTCTCTTAATGCAACTGTGTTCACCTGTGCAGTTGTGCTACCTGGATATGATGTACCACCTTGCAATATTGCTGTGGCTGTGTCTGAATTTCCTTTTAAAGATGTTGCGTGTACCTCATACCATTTGTCGGTTGCCGTACCTAATGTTCTGTTTCCGCTTCCTGGATTGATACCAGTTGTTACAACTTCTGCAATACTTGTTACAACGTTGTTAACATTTACTTTGAAATCTATTTTCGTTCCAACTTCATTTGCAAGTACACCTTCGTTACCATTTGCTATTGAAACTTTAAAATCATTTGAATCACCAACAGTAAAACCTGCATCTGCAAATCTTACAATTGAACTAAAATTTGTGCTACCAGATCTCAAGTAATCACTTGCTACAAAACCACCTAATCTATCTGAGTTTGAAGCAGTTCCAAAAAATCTGTGATCAGTTGAAGTTACACCGTTAGTTGCCGCTTGAGTATTGACTAATGTAATACCTTTTTTAATTACGTCAAAGCCTGTAATTGTGTTTGACGATTGAGTTGAGTCTATTGTGAATTCTGTTGAACTGAATGCAACCACTGTCACATTGTTTACTTTACCTTCAATTATAAGTTGTTGAGCACCTAAAGTGTCTTGTATCTGTCTACTTGTAAATTGTGTTACTGTGGAACCTACACCTTGTGGACCTACTAAAATAAAACTAGAGCCGTCCCATGCATACAATTGACTGTTAGCAGTGTCCCACCAAAAGTCACCAGTTGTTAAACCTGTTGGAGCAGTTGAACTAATCTCAGCACCACCAGTTGTTCTAAATTTAGCACCATCATAAAACTTTAATTTTGAAAGAGAACTGTCAAACCATAACTGACCTGACACTGGTCTTGACGGTGCAGTGCCTCCAGCAAAGTTTTCCAACATATGCAAGAAGTTTTCGTTTTGAATTTCACCATAACCTGCATAGTTTTTACCTATAAATCTTAGGTTAGTAGTGTTATCAATAGTACCGTCTTCTACTGTTGCTATTAATGTTCCTGTAAAATTATTAACTGTATATGCCATATTGCCCTTTGTTTCTAATATTTATCGTTATCCTATGTAATTTCTCTATCAAATTCCCATGCACCACTGTTGACACCAAATTGAAGTATTTTAGTTGTCGGAGCAAAAGTAATTGTACCAGTTACGCCTGTTGGATCACTGATATCTTCTAATACCTGTTTGTTTGCGGATCCTACCACTGGAGTTCTTTGAGCAGTACCACTTGATGCATTGTAATTACCACCTAACAATCCACTTGATTGTGAATCATAGTTTATTGTAATTGAAACATAGTTAGGTGCTTCCGCTGAAAATTCTGCTGATTGAACAGTGTAGTTTCCATCAATAGTACCTATACCACCACTGAATGTTGTGTTTTGTACCACAACCGCTTGTCCTGTTTCATAAAAGTGTGCCGCTGTCATTGTTAATTTTGTAGTTGCGCCTAGTGAGTTATCTTGTGCGTATGTTGTAACACTAGCAATAGTTCTTTGTGCCGCTGTAATAGTTTGGTCCACTGGTGTAAAGTTTTTGTAAGAACCTAAACTTATACTAGGTATACTAAAACCACCTGTTGTTCCATAGTCAAGTGTTCTAATTCTAGCAATAACTCCTTGTGCTCTTGCGGCTATGCTTGAATTGTAGAAAGGACTTGATGGGTTACCACTTCCTGGTGGTTGCGGACTTGTTGAGTCGTATCCACCTGCTGGAAATAATTTTTCTAGTAATACACCTACAGGAGCATAATTGTTTCCTGCGTTTGCACTCAATCCTGTAATATCTAATTGCACTCCAATGACTGTGCTTCCATCTGCGTAGGCTTTTGTTGCAACGTCCTGTGCCGCTGTTGGATCTGCAACACCTGATATTTTTTTGTTCTGTACTTCTATGCTTGTTGTAGCACTGTCTAATTTTAGTGCGTTGGCATTTAAACTTGTGATTAAACCATCTGTTGGTCCAATTTTTACATTGGCAATAGTTGCTTGGTTAAGAGTTCCTATTGTAGTAAGACCTGGAGCAGAAGTAACTGTCGAACCTAAAGCGGTTTCAGTCAAAACAGAATTTGTGTTAATTTTAATTCCTTTACCTGATGCAAGATCAATATTTTCTGAACTTGTCCAAGAATCTGTTCCATCTTTCCATACAAAAGTTTTATTACCTTGTGATGAATTTAGTATGATACCACCATCGTCTACTGCGGCATCATTTCCTACTGTGCCGTCATCTTTTTTACCTAAATCAATATTTTTATCTTCAACTACTAAAGTTGTTACATCTATAGATGTTTGTGTTCCACTTACTACAAGGTTACCGTCAATGTTTACATCTCCACCTACATCTAAAGTTTTGCTTGGTGACGCTTTGAAAATACCTACTCTAGCATTTGTGGCATCAATTTTTATTGCAGAAGTTTCAGCAGGTCTTCTAACTTTTACTTCTACGTCTTGTCCTGTTAATTGATTTGCTACTGTGAACGCATTGTTTGTGAATTCTAATTTTGTGTTGTTGTTAAGTCCTACCGTCAATCCACCATTGTTTTGGATTGTTATTGCACCTGTTGTTGTGTCATCACTATCCGCTGTAAGATACTGATCACCAGTTCTTACTATGCCAGCACCATCTTTTAATGCTTCCGATACAGTAGATGTTCCAACAAATTTGTAATCAGTTCCTACTGTGTTAAAACCTTTTGTAATTGCACCAGTTGTATTTGAACTTGTTACTAGTTCAGTGATTTGAGCACCCGCCGCCGGAGTAAACGAAGCGTTACTGTGTACGCCTACTAGGCTACCGCCTACGAACATTTTCACAACATAGTTTGTAATACTTTGTGTATCTAACACACTAACAACTGTGAAGCCTGAAGTTCCTGATTGTCTTGAATAAGTTGGACCAGCAAGTCTTAAATTTGTTCCATCAAAGAAATATAATTGACTTGCATTGCTGTCAATCCAAAGATCACCAGCAACCATGTTAGGTTGTGTGGCTTGAACAGTAACACCACCACTTGCCGTAAATGCCGTTCCGTTGTATACTTTTAATCTATTTTCTGTTGTGTCGAACCATAACTGACCTCTTGTAGGATTAGTTGGTGCGGCACTGTTTGCAAAATTTTCTAATAGTTGAATGAAGTTTTCATTTAATACTTCACCAAATCCTGAATAGTTTCTTCCAATAAGTGTTAAGTCACTAGATGTTGTATCCAATTGACCATCTACTAGGTCAACAAGTAAACTGCCATCTGTTTTGTTCAACTTATAACTCATTAAATTCCTCCACTGTATATGATGTAATTAAGTGTTAAGTACGGGTTCATCACATCAAATAGTTGTCCCGTTGTGCCTGCTAATCCACCTGTGTTAGGTAATTGTTGTGCGCCGGCTGTGTTGTTTAAATCTGGACCACTTCTAGTTGTTACTTCTGCATCACCTGATGCTCCTGCAATCATTCTAGATGCAAAGAACTGATCTCCATTGTTTGCTTGGAGATTGTGTTCGTGTTGTGGTAAATTTTCTTTTGTAATTGTTTTCTTTTCTGCACCAGCACCTTGTCCTAGGTTATCAGCAAATACTGCCGTTGTTCTATCTGCAGAACCTTGTCCCATGTTGTCTTTACCTAATGGGAATCTTCCACGCAAGTCCGGAGTTTTAAATACTGCCGATGTGCTTGGCGTTCCAAATTGAGTACCTATAACTCCAAACAGTTTGTTGTATGTTGCTCTGCTTATTTCTGCACCATCACACATTAACCAATCTGTAGGAGCAGTTGCACCTGCATAAATCATAATTGATCCTATTGGTGGTGTAGGTATTGTGTTTACTATAGAACCAACAGTAGTTTTAAATATACCTGTTGTTCCTGATGTTCTGTTTATTATCAATTCGTCTGATACAGAACTTGTTGTTGTTAAAGTTTGATTTCCTATGAAAGAATTGCTTATAGATGTAGCAAAAGTTTTAGATGTTCCACCTGTTTGTCCATCAAAACTAAATGATGTTGCTGTAACATCTCCAGTCATATTAAATGTTGATGCTGTTGTTAATTTGTTTGCCTGACCGGCTGTGCCAGATACTGTTCCACTTACATTTCCAGTTACATTTCCTACAAAATTATTTGCGTATACATTGTTGTATTGGTTGTTCGTAGCACCAATGCTGTATGTGTTGTTAGCCTGTGGTAAAATATTGTTTGCTGTAACATCTCCTACGATATTCGTAGCGTCACCAACATAAAGTTTTTTGGCTATGCCTACTCCACCTTTTGCAATTATTGAACCTGAACTTACATTCGTTGCGTCAGTTGTGCTATCGGATTGTATAGAGCCACTTGATAAAATATTACCTGTTACGTCTAATGCTTGAGTTGGATTAGTTTTGTTTACACCAACTTGTCCTTGCGAACTTACTCTTAATACTGTTGTTGTTTGACCTTGATTGTTTAATCTGAAATCTATTTCTTCATCTAATGTACTTAATTGGAATATACCTGCTTGATTCTCAACGAACATTTTGAAAGAACCTGCCGCTCCAACTTCTACACCGTCATCTGTTTTTACTTTAATTGGAAAATTTGTTAAACTTGTTGTATCTGATCTTAAAAAGTTTCCTGCCGCGATAGTTGAAGTACCAACAACAAGGTTTTCTGCCTTTTGTGCCGTACCATAAAATTTTCCTACACCGTCGCCAGTGATATTCGCAACACTTAAATTTAATCCTGGATATAAAGTTGAAAATCCTGCTATGTTACTTTTAGGTGTAAACTGATCAGAAGCAATGATTGCCACAGTCTTTGCTGAAACTTCTAATTTAACAATACTGTAATTTAAATCATCTGTGCCAGTAACCACAACAGGACTTGCGCCTGTTGTTAGTCCTGAACTATATTGTGGACCTATGAGTACCCAACCTGTTCCTGTGAACAAGTAAAGTTGTTGTGCATTTGTATCAACCCAAAGGTCACCTGTGACGCTTTCTGAAGCACTAGGTTGATTGATTGCTTTTTTAAGTCCACCTGACGCTACCCAATTGGTACCATCATACACTTTCAATTGATCTGTTCCTGCTGTCGTATCGAACCAAAGTTGTCCTTCAATAGGTCTCGCTGGAGCGGTGCTGTTTGCAAAATTTTCTAAAAGATGTAGAAAATTTTCTGCAATTATTGTACCATATGATGTTGTATTTTTTCCTGGCAGTCTTAAAGTAGTTTCATTATTAATGGTGTTGTCATTAATAGTGATAGTACCCTTGTTTACTGCGTCGGAAAAATTAATGGTATATGCCATTTATTACCCCTCGTTAAAACCTGTTAAACTTTGTACTCTAACAGTGTAATCTATTTGTATCAATCTGTTTAAACTTTTTTGTACAGGATGGAAAATTACGTGTGTCAATAATTTGCCTGTTCCTGATGATGCGTAACTTGTAAGTCCTAGTTCATCAAACACATATAAACTGTCTGATGCGGATGCTGTGTCAGTTGCATCTTGTCCATTTGGTTCACCATAATCTAATAAACAGGTAACAACAACATCTGTATAGTTTGTTCCATTCACGTGTCTTGTTTCTATCTTATTTCTTTGTGGATCTAAGTTAGATACTGATCTATCATCAACAATTTTAGTAAATGTTTGGTTGTACAAACTTGCATTTGTTCCAGTACTGTTTGGAGTTAGATATGTGATAATACCAGTTGGATCAACTGATGTTCCACCGTTACCAAACGCCATTGAACTGATGAAGCCTTGCCCTGCGTTAGCAACACTTTCAGCCAAAGCAATACTCATATTTTCATAATGGATTGCGTTACGTTTATTAACGAATACAGCACCGGATTCAGGGTCATGTATCTTAATATGTCCTTGAACTAATACTCCGCTGTTTTCTTTTATTTTACTCATTTGTGCTCCAATTTCTTACTGTATTTATTGCGGCAATGCCACTTCTTTTTGACGTATGAATCTTGCGATGTCATTAT